TCGGTGCGCACTCGCTGGTGGAGACCTACCAGGACAATCGCAACGTCGCGAAGGTCAGCAAGCTCTACAACGAGATGGTTGGGTTCCCGAACCTGGCCAACGATCCGTTCGTGCTCGAGCAAGCCAAGGCCGCGGTGCTCGCTTCGCTGAAGGATGTCTTCGCGACGATGCAGTATCTGCGGAACAAGTGGCTGATCCTCTACCGACTCTACCGCGGCGAGACGATCAACCAGTTCAACTACGGCCGCATGCAGTTGCACTCGCCGACGCCGTTCAAGCTCGTCGAGTCGATCCACCCGCGGATCATGCGAACGGTGTTCGGTAGCGAGAACTGGTTCAAGCTCTACGGAGTCGACGACGAGCACGACGTCCCAGCGGCAGCACAAGAAATGCTGTGCTACGACCAGCTGCGCGTCGCCAACTACAAGCAGAAGGCTTCTCGCTTCATCCGCGATGGCCTGATCTACGGCACCGCGATCCAGAAGACCTACTGGAAGCAGGAGATTGGCGAGCGTTCCTACCGAGTCGCTCGCCGTGTGCCGCACCCGACGATCGCTGGGGCTTCGAAGGTCGACATGCAGGCGGTGACCAGGAAGGAGCTGCTCTTTGACGGCAACGACATCCTGCCGATCAGCATCTTTGACTTCCAGGCTTCGCCATGCGCGTCATCGATCGACGAAGCCGAGTGGTGCCTCGATCGCTCGATGTGGCCGGACTTTCGCGTGAAGCAGATGATCGAGATGGGTCACTGGATCAATCTCGAGGCGCTGGCCGGCTACGGCGGCAGCAACGACTTCAGCTACGAGGACCCGTTCAAGCAGCGCAAAGCCTACGCCTACGGCGTCTACGACAACCGCAACGGCGCGCAGGCACCGCACATCCCGCACTACGAATGCGTCGACTGGTGGGGGCCACTCGTCATCAAGGACGACAGCGGCTCCTACACCACTCGCATCTGCAACGTGGTGATGATGGATCCGAACGGACTGTCGCTGATTCCGCGTGTGACGCAGAACCCGCACTGGCACGGCAAGAAGCCCTATCAGGTGTGGCGTCCGATCGAGCTCGAAGGCGAGTTGTTCGGCATGGGTGTGATCGAGCCGATCGCGCGACTCTCGGTGGAGAAGGACACGAAGCGCCAACTGTTGATGGCGGCAACGCAGCTCGAGGGCAACCCGATGATGGTTGTCTCCGACCAGGCGAACATCGCGCCAGGTCAGCTGCTGGCTCAACCAGGACTGATCATCCGTGTGCCTGGCAACCCGAACGAAGCCGTGATGCCGGTGCAGTTCAACCAGGTCAGCGACACGGTGCTGCGCGCTGAGAATGTGCTCGAAGTGGAGATGCGCGAGGTCAGCGGTGTGACGGCTCCGGTTCTCGGCGCGACCGATCCGCTCGGTGGCTCTGGCAAGACTGCGACGCAGAGCAACAACGACCTGAACGAGGCGAACATGCGCCTCAGCGGACCGATCAACAACTTCGACGCCGAGGTGACGGTGCCGATGCTGGACATGCTCTGCTGGAACAACATGCAGTTCATGTCGATGGAGCGCGTGATCCGGCAGATCGGACCGATGGGGATGAGCTACCGCGACCGCTTCATGGTCAGGCCAGAGGACATCCTTGGCCGGTTCATCTGCCAACCGCTGTCCGGCTTCCGGCTGCTCACCAAGCAGACTCAGGTGCAGCAGTTGGTCAACCTGCTTGATCGTGCGCCGGTGATCAACCAGCAGTATGGACCGAAGGCCGTGAACATGCCGAGGCTGTTCGCTTACATCCTGGAGAGCGGCTTCGACATCAGGAACGCTGACGATTTCATCCAGCGATCGCCGGAGGAGTCGAGGTTGCTCACCGCCCTCGAGGAGCACGAGCTCTGGTATCACGGCAACGTTCCGCCTCGTCGTCCAGACGACAACGATCTGCGTCACTGGCTCGCCCACAGCGAAGAGCTCAAGACCGATCGGTTCGCGCAGCTCGAGGAGTCCGATCCGGCGACAGCCGCAATGGCTCGAGCACACATCGCCGACCACATGAGGAAGCTCGCGCGTCTGGCGGAGATGCAGGAGCAGATGATGATGATGATGCAGCAGCAGGCGACGCTGCAGAATCTCGTCGGCGCCGGTGTCGATGCTGGCGGTGGCATGACCGAAGAGATCGGACCGGAAGGCGGTGCCGCGCCGGAGGGTGCTGCGACTCCAGATCAGCAGCCGACGAGTCCGAAGATCAGGTCGAACGAGAACCAACCGCAAGGCTCCTACGCTGACGTGAAGAGTCCGGCCATGGCCGGCGCTCCGAACGCGGGCGCCCAATGACCACCCTCGACTACTCAGCCCCTCCGCCAGAAGAGACCTCGTTCCGCGACGTTCGGGATGAGGAGAAGGAGGTTCTCGAGGCTGCTGACCGGAGGATTGCCACCCTCAAGCTGGCGATGTCGATGGCTGACGGCGTGCTGCAGATGTCCACCAGCGTGGGCTTCAAGCAGTTCGTTCAGGCGCTCCACGACATGCGGCAAACGCGCATGCGGGAGCTGTTTGGCGCCAAGAACGACCGGGACGCCAACATCTTCACCGGGCGAGTTCTGGAGCTGGAAGCGGTGATCAACGTGGTGGATCGAACCAACAGCACAAGGCAGAGCCTTGCGCGAGAGCTCCAAGGAGCGGAGGATGCCAAGCGACTGATCGAGCGCCGGATTCCTCCGGCACCACAGCCAAAGGCACAAACCAAATGAGCGGACACGCAACAAACGAGGGCGTCGGCGCGGCGCAGTCCAAGACCGGCGACATGGCCACACCGCTGAACAGGGGCATGGGCCTCAGCGCCACGATGGGCGCGATGGGCAGCAAGACGCGGAGCCCGCACAACGCTGCTGGCGGCCCCGCATACGACTACCAGGATGTCGACGGCGCGAGCGCCGACGAACACCTTGTCGGCTACGAGACCGGCAACGGTGGCGCGTCGGACACGCCTGCCGGCACCCACGGCTGATGAGCAATGTCCAGCCACCGCGCACACGGACAAAAAACCTAAAGCGGCCCGTGGCTCCCGAGGGATGTATCGGGGGCACACTGAACGCTCGGAGTCGTGACCGAGGCTTGGCACTGAAGCTGCGGACGTCGTGCACCGCGAGAGTTCGATGACCACAAACCAACCAAGTCAATTCTCAGCACGCTCCGACCAGGCGGCTCTAGCTCTGAAGGCTCGCATGAAGGATCGCGATGGCAATCCGCTGCAGCCCAGGAGTGTGCCGGTCGATGCTGACGGTCAGCCTGCTCGTCCACTTCCCCCGGAAGGGTCCTACGCACGTCAGCAGATTGAGGCTCAGCGCGTCGCAGCAGCGGCTCGCATGAACCCTCAAGAGCCCGTGCCGACGCAACCGGCAGCGAACAACGGTCACGAGCAACAGCGGCAACCACAGCAGACACCGGCTGAGCCTCCAGCTCAGGATGTCTCTCCGAACGCACAACGACGCTTCAGTGAACTGACCGCGACTCTCAGACAGCGAGAGCAAGCTCTGCAACAAGCAGAGGCGAAGAGCCGACAGCTCGAGGAATCGCACGCCCAGATGCAGGCACGCCTGCAGTCGGTCGAGCAGAACTACCAGAAGGTGATCGGCCAGAACCTCGAAGCACTGGACCCGGAAACGCGCATGGCAGTGATGCAAGATGCGCGCATGACGGAGCTGGTGGCGGGGATCGAAGCTCGCCTCATGCAGCGGATCGACCCGATGTTGAAGACGGTTCGAGAGAGGTCAACGCAAGACGACCTCTCGAGGCTGGCTTCGAAGTATCCGGGGTTCCGTGTGGACACGCACCTTGAGCTGATCGAGATCTTCCGCGAGAAGAACCCAAACTGCAGCATCGAGCAGGCGTTCCGCGCCGTTGCGGAGCCGGAGGAACTCGGCCTGAGTCAGGATCGTGCACCCGCGATTCCACCCATCGCGATGCCGTCTCCTGGCAATGCATCCCCACGGTATGTTCCGCAGCCTGAAGCGCGTCGACTGACTGCAGAGGAAGAAGTCGACATCGACAGGCAGCGCGCGTTTGAACTTGCTCGAAGCACGAAGACGGAGGATCGACGTCATGTCGGTCGGGCCATGGACGCGCTGATCAAGAGCAAGCTCGCAGCGAGACTGCCGAAGGGACCGCAGGGCTATCAGCGGTAGCGTGATGGGCAGGGTCGCGGTCAACCACGACCGCAGACCAGGCCCAAATGACCTCTTTCATCGGTGACACTTCGATCCTGTCCACGTTCGACGTCGAACGTGGCAACCGTGAAGATCTCCTCGAGATCATCACCAACATCTCGCCCATGGACACGCTCATGCTGTCCGGGCTGGAGAAGGTTCCCGCGAGCAACACCACCCACGAGTGGCTGGTGGACATCCTCGCCGACTTCGGCGACCCGGACGTTGGCAATGCCGACGTGCAGGCCGTCGCGGAAGGTTCGGACGCGACCTTCGAGCCGCTCGTTCCTCGCAAGCGTCTGTGCAATCTGACGCACATCATCCGGCGCACGTTCGATGTGTCGGACACCCAGCGCGACGTCAACACCGCGGGCATCCGCGATGAATACGTCTACCAGCTGCGCAAGGCGTCGATGGAGCTTGCTCGCTTCATCGAGTTCGCGCTCGTGCACTCGATCCGTCAGTTCCAGACGGCCCAGGGCAACAGCGTTGGCGTGTTGCCGCGCAAGATGGACGGCTTCTACGCCTTCGCCGCAGCGAGCGACCCGACCTGCGTCACGACCCTCGGCCTCTCCGAAGAGGAAATGGGCACCGTCACCGAAGTGACCGGCAACTCGCCCGCCAACTGCATCGACGAGTGCACGCTCAACGCGCAGCTCGAGGCGATGTGGAACAAGGGCGCGATGACGGACACGATCTGGGTGAACGCGCCGCAGAAGCGGAGCCTCTCCAACCTGGTCCTGAACCCGAACAGCCAGGTTCGCTACAACATCAACGTCGCCGAGCGCACGGTGATCAACACGGTGGACTTCTACCAGTCCGATTTCGGGACGCAGAAGATCTACCTGCACCGCTACCAGTCGAACGACGTCATCTCGCTCGCCGAGGCCAACAAGCTCCGCATCGCGGTGCTTCGTCCGGTGCTCGCCGTCGAGCTGGCCAAGGTCGGCTCTTCGACGAAGGGCATGATCGAGTGGGAAGGCACCATGGAGGTGCTCGCTCCCAACGCGATCGGCTTCATCTTCGGCCTCTGCACGG